TGTTCTGCGTATTCTCTCAGGAACGGAATAGCATTAGTGATTGACTTCACGACATTGCCGATGGCAGACACCACCTTAGTGACTACTCCGACAAGAGCTTGGAATGCCTTGTTTATCAGGTCTAAGATTGGTCTGAATGCGTTCATAGCAGACTGCAGCTCAGTCATCGCTACATCGTTCTTCTTGAATGCATCGACCAATTTCATCACTATTGCAACGATAGCAGCAAACAGAGCAACATACGGATTAGCCAGAAGCTTGAGCAACTGTTTAGCCAATGTGCCAGCAGCAGTAGCGGCAGCTTTGAATCCACCAGCAAGACCAGTTGTAGCAGTAGTTGCAGCGGTAGAAGCAGCAGCAGTCTGAGAAGTAGCAGTAGCAGCAGCACTGCTGTTTGTTGCCATTCCCTTAGCTGCATCGGCAGCTGCTCTCTCAGCAGCGCCGAATCCCTGAACTACAGTAGTTGTCTTATCCATAGCGTCATTCATTCCAGTGACGCTGGATGCGGTGTTAGTAATAGAAGTACCTAAATCGGCAACAGACTTTGATGACTGACTTGCAGTGCTTGCCATATCAGTGATATTCTTAGACATATCGCTGATGCTCTTGCCGAATCCAGTAACTACAGTAGCTGCCTTTCCGATGATAGAGTTCTGGCCGAAAATGGAAGCTAGCACTGAACCGAATGACTGCATCTGGTCAGCAGTAGTGTCGAACAGTTTGCCGTATGATCCAACGGAAGAACGGAAGTCGCCTTGCGCCTGCTCGAGACTCTTGATCTCGGTGCCGAGCTTGTCTATGTCAGCTAACATCTTCTCGCCGACAGCCGACTCACGGTCTGCTTTTGACAGATCCTCATAAGCCTGACGGAGATTCTTAATCTGAGCACGCATAGCATTGATGCTGTCGCCATTCTGCTTGTAAGCCTTTACGTTGTTGTCAAGCTCACGCTGATTGGCTCTCATCACAGTGTTGAGGTCACGAACTTCCGTGTTTATCAGCACGAGACGCTCTTTCATCTCTTTAGTGCCGTTCCCCTTTCGCATCTCAGCTTCTAACTGCTTCTGCTCTTCTTTGAGCGCAGTTATCTGCTCTTTTGCACGGATAATGGCCTCTATCGCGTCCTTAGCGTTCACCTTAAGATCGAGTATGACCTTTGGATCTGCACTTTTAGTTGAGTATTGTGCCATTGTTTGTTTTCATTGTTTTATATGTATATAATAACACGGTTTTTGGTTTTCTTTGACTTTATCAAAAAGTGCGTTTTAAGGGGTGTTTAGGGACAAAGTTTACAATGCTAGTTACTCTATTATAATAGCGAAGGTAGCATTGTAAACTTTTGCTCCTAATAGTACCAAAAACGGACTTTTTATAAATCTGACATAAGGAAGACACCAACCTGACCATTCAGCCAATCGAGATTCTCTTGTATCGGAGTAGAATCGAAGTCTCTTTGTTTATCTGGATTGCGATATAAATAAGACCCCTCTCGTATAGTTCTCCATTTTACGGCACTTGCGAATTTCATTAGGTCTGGTGGCCTTATACCTCTTCCTACAGCCCACGCTGAAACAATATCCTCGAATTTATATGGCACCTTGCCTGGACCTCTACCTTTCTCAGCATAATCATAGTACGAATTTGCAGTGATTTTAACTTCATTGCCATTCACTTCGTATGCTACGCTTTTTGCTAAATCAGAGTCCCCTAGGCCGTATTGTGCCATCTGCATTCTGATGTCAGCACACACGTTCTCACCAAAGGACTTTAGTAATTCAGTGAAGTCGGTCATTTTTTCAATATTTTATTTATATAGAATCAAATTTTATGTTACCTAAAAGGCTTAAAAGATATTGCGGTGAAGACGTATCACTAATTGAGAATTACGACAGAGCAAAGAGCGATGATTCCCAAGTGTATGAATGCCACCACAAAGATGAGATAGATCTCGGTATGAGTTATAAAGAGCTAAAATCCGCTGGGTTGTATTATAATGTGTCAGCAGATAGACTAATACTTCTAACACATAAAGAGCACATGGAACTTCATGGTGGTAACATCGGAAGCAAAAATGGTATGTACGGTGTAACAGGTAAATCCCATCACTGCTATGGTCGTTGTCAAGAGAAGCATCCGCTATTCAAAGATATTCCGATGGATGATGTACTATATAGAATAACTATCTTGAAACAGTCAATGCGAAGTGTCGGAAAGTTATATGGCGTTAGCACACAGACTATTTCGAGACGGCTTTCTAGAATTACTTCTTCTTTTTAGATTTATTTTTCATCTCTATAAGCTTATTATAAGCACGTTGGTATTGTATCGACGTGCTTTGTTCTTGTAATATGAGTAAGTAGTCGGCTAGAGGAACAGATTCTGCTTCTTTGAATGACTTCAAGTGAAAGAACTCAGTAACTACTATGAGCATTCTAGAGCACATGTCTGGAAACTGGATTCCCTGCGCAGCAGCTTTCTCGTCTTGTGTTTGTTTTACTTGAAACTTCTTGATCCAGTCAATCAGCTGCTTCATCTGTCGTTTGTAGTTCTTCAGCCGTCCCAACGCTTTGTATGCTCTTTCGTTTGGACGCAACAGCTCAGATATGAAATTCTCTTCCTCTAGCACTATCTCTGAAAACTCGCCTACAGTCATAGAGATCACGTCCTTCCTTAGCGGATATTCCTCTATCTGCTCTAATACAGATTCAATTCTCTCTTTATCAGCAAGTAACGGCAACAGCTCTTTGAGTCTTGTTCGTTTTGTGATTTGCATCTTATTGGTAATGAATTGTGTTTTAGTAAACTTGACGCCAGCGACAGAGAAATGACTTCAAATGAGTAACCACTAAGGAGAAGATGTTTCTAGCTCGCCAGCGTCACGTATGCGTCCTTCTCGCCTATTATATGCAACCACCTTGTTTGTCCTCTAGCTTCATAGTGACAGACACGCCGACACAAAACTTGTCGAACTGTCCCCAAGAGGATCTGAGCTTGATTGTGTCTTCTGCTACTATGATGGTGTTGTCGGCTAGCACTCTGCGGATGAATTCTCTTGCTATCAGCTCCATTTGAGTGACGATTAGGTCTTTCTCTTCGCCTTTTGCGTCAAGATTTGCCTTGTCGAAAAAGAACACTTGAATGTCAGCGCCTTCCTTTGATACGCCTTTCGATATGTCAAGCGTCCAGTCAGACAAGAGGTAAAGCAGCGCATACGGAGCTGGATTGCGGTCTATTCTCACATTAGCAGACCAGCCAGAGTCGTACATAACTGTGTTTATGTCATCTATAGAGCCGAGAATTGCTCTGATTTTGTTGACTAGTGTCATTTCGTTGTGATTTATTTAGAATATAATAAACGAAGTTTTGCCTTAAACAAGAAAGGGGCAGCAGATTGCTGCCCCGTGAGTAGTATAGAAAAGATCGGAGTTATGTTAGTAGTTGACTCGTGTCCAACCAGAAGGAATACCAGAATCACCAGTATTTATGGTAGCTCCAGTCGGGACTCTTACTACCTTAGTCCCTGTTGCTTGTGTCCCTGCGCCGTTTAGCCAATTGGCTAATACATAATTAACAGTCAAATTTGAGATATTTGGAGCTGTGGCTTCACCAAGGTTTTCACAACCTTGGAAGCATTGAGCTAGTCCACTATTGCCAACAGAAGTCACATTGCTCAAGTCAGGACCTGTAGTGAGTGAAGTGCAACCGTTGAAGCAGGAGTATAGTCCACTGTCTCCAACAGAAGTAACATTGCTCAAGTCAGGTGCTGTAGTCAAAGAAGTGCAACTTCTAAAACAGGTTTGTAGTCCATAGTTGCCAACAGAAGTAACATTGCTCAAGTCAGGTGCTGTAGTCAAAGAAGTGCAACTGCCGAAGCAAGTAGATAGTCCATAGTTGCCAACAGAAGTCACATTGCTCAAGTCAGGAGCAGTCATGAGTGCAGTGCAATTATAGAAGCAGCTACGTAGTCCACCATTGCCAACAGAAGTCACATTGCTTAAGTCAGGACCTGTAGTGAGTGAAGTGCAACCAGTGAAGCAAGTAGATAGTCCATTGTCACTAATATTCGGAATACTCAAGTCTAATACTTCAATAAGAGTGCTACAATTATAGAATAATCGATAAAAACCATATTCTGGGACATCGGGTACAATCTCTGATGTGAAGTCAATCAATGTCCAGATGTCACCACCTGCATTGATTGATTGACTGCTGCTAAAGACATAGTAGTTATTGTTAGAAGAGCTAAAACCATCAGTACTCCTAAAGTACACTTTATCGTATTGACTAGCTAAAGGAATCTCTAGTTGATTGTTAGAGTCATAAGCTACAGTGCCCCAAGTCTCTTGGTCTGTTGACCATTCTAATGTGCTTCCTGTTGTAGGTGACCCAGTTTTGGTGAGAATTACAGTGTTAGGGCCATTGTAAGCATTCTGAATGTAGAAATAGTCTACTTGCTCTTGTTGAGACCACACCACCTCTCCACCGATGGCAAGGCTCTGAACTGCCTTGCCATCGATCTCGATTGATTGAGGTGTCTTTCCTCCTATTGTCATTGCCATAGCTTAAAGGAGGTTATTTTATTAGTAATCGACTCTTGTCCAACCAGTTGGGATGCCAGAATCAGAGTCAGTATTGATTGTAGCTCCAGTCGGTACTGAAACTGTCTTTGTTCCAGTTGCTTGAGTACCTGCACCCGACAACCAATTGTTAAGACAAGCAGTGTTTACTAAGTTTTGAACATTTGGTGCAATTGCGCGTTTCAACTTTTGACAATTTGTATACATTCCAGAAGCAACCCAGTATCTAACAGAAGTAAGTTGAGATAGATCTATACCTACTTCAAGTGATGTACACCCATAGAACATAGAAGCCATAGCAGTTCTTCCACAACTGGTGATACCTGTTACATCTGGTACAGAAACAAGGTTAGTGCATCCCCAGAACATTCCATATAACGAACCGTAAGTGCCACCCAAAGTATCTCCGTCTGGAAGAGTTGTTACAGAACCAAAATTGAGATTTGATGCGTCTGTTAGATTTGTCTCATTCTTGAAAAAGTTTCCAAACCCAGAATTTCCATCTATTGTGTTAATTGTGCTATAGTTCGTTTTGTCTAACAGTGTAATTATATTTCCACCAACAGAATAAGTTTTTGTAAAATGTACACTATACCAAGCAGTAATGAATGTTCCATCACTATATGCGAATTTTGTATTATTCGTGCCGCGCAGATAAATAGCAGAGCCAGGCAGTACATCTACCTCTTCTGTGTTCTGAACATCATAGGAGTTCCAGCTTGCGCCATCCAAAGAGTATTCTAGAGTTGGTACAGGTAATCCTGCGTGTTGTGAATATTTAACTAAAGAGAACTTTCCTACCTCATTACTCAAATTATTGATTCTGAAAAAATCAGAATCTGCGTGTGAGACTCTTACAAGCTTGTAATATTTCTTAATAATCATTTTATAAAGATTTTTATTTAATTTTATTTAATCGACTACGACATTATAAGTTGCAGTTGTTTGATCTTGGAATGTTACAACCATCTCAACGGTATTTCCCTCGATGAAATAGTTCTTACCCTCTGGGACAGCCTGTCCCATTGCATCAAACTCTTGTTGAGTAATGAATTCACCACTCAGTTTTTCGGCAATAGAAGCATCCTGTTCAAGATTTTTAGCATCTAGCTCATCTACAGCAGAACTAAGTGTTGAAGTTGTAACATAATCTGACAGATTTGGCTTATTCTTGATGTCCTTGTTGTAGTCCAGCTTGTCTGTGATGAAGTAGTCAGTGTCATCATCGTAGGTGCCAAGTGCATCAAACTGAGCCTGAGTGCCGTACCAAGCATTGCATCCGCCGCCAGCAGCAGGTATGTCAATAGTTGTGTCTCCAGATTGGTTAGTTGTGAAACTTCCGAGCGTCTGACCATCTTGAGTGACAGTCACTGTGCCGTCCCCGACTGTCAAGCCGTCTAGCTTAGTCTTCTCAGCAGCAGTGAACACCTTGTTGTTTGTTCCGTCAGCTACTAGATCTGCAGAAAGCGGATTCTGAGCAGTGATCTCAGTCTGCAGTCCAGACACAAGGTCTCCGACTGGAATAGTTATCGTGTTGCCGTTGTCGAGAGTGAGGATCAAGCTCTTAGTAGCAGAGTCATAAGAACCTCCGACCACGACAGATTCAAGAGGAAGGTCAACAGTTTGTTCTGAGCCTAGAGCATTTCCGTCTTGGTCAAGGAGCTGGACACTCAGAATGTAGTCCTGATCCATTGACATTGAAATGCTAGCTCCGTACTTGGTGGAAGGATCCATACCTCCACCTCCGAGAGGAATTATTCTGTATTTTGAACTCATGTTTTATCTAGTTGATTTTTAGACTTATTACTTATTGGCAATCAGGAACGTAGGAGCCGAATGTTGCTCTAAAACCAACACCAACTTGCACAACTGGATATCCTTGTTGCATATCAACAACATCAATTGTGTTTGTACAATAGAGATCTGTAGGATTCAGGTTATTCCAATTATCGCAAAGTGTTTGAATGTTGTCAGATACTGAAGCGTATGAAACACCGTGGAAATGATTGTCAACAATAGTTGCAGGGGCTTCTTGTTCATTGAACTGTATGGTTTCATAATCTGCATTCAAGTAAATTACTGGCCAAGGACCAGGATCAAGAACACCACCTTGTTCTTCTCCATCAGCTATTCTTGCCATTGCCCAGTCACTTAGGTCAGCGTCTAGAGTGATTCTGAACTCTGGATCGCTTTCACCATCCCTGCCGTGCTCGAGATAATCAATTACTGCTGTTCCCCAGTTGTAGTCAACATGATAGTTTGCTACAGGACCTTCTACATCGTCTGGCTGGATATGAGTAGTAGCAATATCATTTGGATGAATTAGCATATTATCAGTATAGTTGGTAACAGGATATAGATCAACAACGACAAGCAGCTTTGGGTCATTTTCTGATGGGGTCATTTCTATGGTGAAATACGAATCGCCGCCGCCGTTTACATGCACTTCTTTACCAGTCATGTCCTGATTAGCGGTCATCGTAATTGCACTGATCTCGTAATAAACTGGATCGAGCAACCCTATATTCAGAGTGCCGAACTGGAGGTCAGCATTGCCACCAGTTACAGCAGCGCTTACAGGGAAAGGCATTCCAGTGACATCGGTATAAAGTTTATCAATGGGATTTTGAATCGGCATAAATTTTATCTTTGCCATATATGTTTTGGTTAATTTGTTTCATTGAAAGGAATTATGGCTTGCTCAATGTAGAAGCCTTTGTGTGTTTTGTGGAATTCCCGCTTCACCAATTCTGGCGTGCGGTCGTTGATGATGTGGCCTTTCCAACTGACTGGTCTCGGCCATACATACTTGAGCACCGTTGCTGGCTGCTCATTTGTGAGTTTTATGTTATTGAAGTTGCTCTCTTCTGATGCGTCTTCGATTATTCCGAGCTCCTCTTGAGCTATCCGAAAATAATCTAAGATGCAGTTTCTGCAGTTTGTCTTCTTGTATTTGATCTCTAGCAGATCTAACACTTCATAGAGCTCTTGCTTCTGATTGTACGGATCTGTTATCGCATCAAACTTTTCTCTGATCTCTTCTCTAGTCATAGTGTAATTTCATTTCAAAAGAAAAGGGCTAAGGCTCTCAGCGAGCCAGAGCCCTTTGTCTTTCAGTTTCACTTGAGTGAATTAGTCGTTTCACGACAGTGAATACTAGTCTCGCCACAGAAGTGGCTCGACCACTTCGTTAGTCACCGCAGTCAACCAGTGCGTCCAGAGTAGACTCAGTTGTAGCAGCGTCAGTCTTGTAGAAGAACAGTGCAGAGTTAGGAGTGTTCTCTGAAGTCAGAGTGACAGACCAACCGCCATCAGCGTCTTCGCCGTAAGCGTCACGCTCCATTGCTGTTGCTACGAGTCCTTTCTTTGCGCCGTACACTTGGAATGCACCCTTGCTGTCAGAGCCAGTGTACTCGTTCTTTGCAACGACCACGAATTTGCCGTTAGCAATGTTGTCTAGCAGCATAGAAGCAGCAGGAGAGTTGTCAGGTACGATGAAGTTGAAAGTCTCAGTGAATTTGTTTGCGGCGTTACCCTCTACCAGAGCAGTGTTAGTTCCAGTGAACGGGGTCTTGCCGAGCTGGGTGATGGTGTAACCCACAGCGTTAACACCAGAGCTGATCTCCTTCATTGTAATGTCAGTGATCAGGTTCGGGTTCTGTGAATCGTATGTGAAGCTAGCGATCTCGGATTTGTTGAAGATCCAAGCCTTTGATTCCATTCCAGCGAATACGGGATTGTCGCAGTCAGCGCCGATGCAGCCAGCGAGCAGTTTTTCGCAAAGATTTGCCATAATGTATTATATATCTTTTATTTACGTAATTGATGTTGTAAGTTGAAAAGGGAGGGAGAAGACTCCCTCCGTTTTGTTGTGGAACTTCGTTATTCAGCTTTAAGAACAGCAGTAGACTTCAGTCCTTGGATACCGCCGCCAGCAGGGCACTCGTAACGATAGACATCGAGGTTCTTGTAACCTTCGTGCCAGCTGTAGAGTGTCGGGTTGAGGACGTTAGCGCCAATGAGGACATACTCAGACGGGATCATAGCAACAGCCTTGAAAGAGCTTCCGAGAAGATCAGTAGTGATGATCTTAGTTGCGCCGATTTGCTCAGCAACTTGCTCAGTGCCCATGTACATCGGAGTAGAGGTCTCAGATGCCTGAACTCTTGCGAGAGTGCGAAGGTCAGCCTTGCTCATGAAGACATAGATTGCCTTGCCGTTCGGGTTGTGGATTCCATCGACCAGAGCACGAATGTCATCGACCAAGAAGCCGTTTGCAGTGACAGTAGCAACGTTGGTGTAGGCGTCAGCAGTTGTCTTTGCTATTGCCTCGAAGCTGTTGATCTTATAGTCAGAATTACTTTCGCGACCGTCGCCAACGAGGATAGCTCTCTTCTCTTCGTAGAGGATCTGGTCAACGAGCTCGTTAACGATGTAGTCAACAACAGTCTCGTCATCCCATTCGTCCTGAGTAGAGATCTCAGCCAGCTTGTAGATGAACTGAGTTGTGATGAGCTTGCCAGAGAACTGCAGAGCCTGAGATACTTTGGTGTCGCCTTTCTTCCAGCCTTTAGCGCGGCTAGTCTCATCGGTCTGAGCAGAATCGTTCTTGCGTACAGTGTAACGCTTCACGCCGTTCAGGATCATGAGGTCTTTCAGCCAGTCAGCATTGCGATCCCACTGATCTTGGATCTTGCTCTTGACGATCTCGGGAAGGAAGTACTCTTCGCTGCCAGAAGCGATGGTGATTCCGTTAGTTGAAAGCACAGAGCCCCAGTTCTTAGCAAACTCAGCTCCGTTGCGGGAATTGCGAACAGCCTGTGCGAAATCGTGCACAGCGTTCTGTGTAGAAAGATAATTTTCCATTTCGGTAGTTGGTTCTTCTTTTTGTGTTTGATTGATTTTCTCTTTGATTGCGGTCAGTGACTCTTGCATAGTCTCGACAGTAGCCTTCAGCTCGTCAATGAGGGTGTTGTCCTCAGCAGCGTCAACTGCTTCGATAGTCTCCTGAAGAGAGGCAACAGCTGCTTCTACGACAGCTCTGTCTTCCTCTGACAGCGTGTTCTGAGAAAGAATGGACTGATTCTTAGCCAGCTCTTTCTCAAGATAGTTTTTGAAAAGTTGTTTCATTAAAGTGGTTGGATTATTTTCTTTGGTGTTATAGTTAATAATAAGAGAGTTAATCGAAAATCCGTGGATTTTAGGGCTAACTTTTTGGGATACAATCAAATAGAGGAGATTTTTTTACAATGCTACTTACTCTATTATAATAGCGAAGGTAGCATTGTAAAAATTTCAGGTCTAACTATCAGACTATCAGGTGTATTTTCCTTTTAGCAGCAGCTTCCGCCAATCGCTCTTGTTTGATGCGCTCGATATTGTTCTTGATGGTGAACTCAGATTTGTAGTCAGCGGGCACAGGAGCAACAGCAACAGCGGTGAGCAGGAATTTGCCTGCATAGTAGGTGCCGTCTTCGTTCTCACGAATCTGGTTGAAATCAATGAATCCCTCAGTGCTGTAGGAATTGCAGTCTCCACACATAATCATAGGAATTAGAGTGTCTCTGCAGAATGCAATCTCTTTGTTTACGTGAGCAGCCACATAGAGAGTGTCCTCTCTGATCTCGATCTTGTCTATGCCGCCTATCAGCATGTTGGGATCGTGATTGTAGTTCAGAGCGGGAGTGAGCTTGCCGTCATTGTAGAGAACAAAGAAGTCTTCGAATGATGCAGCGTCCACGATCTCGCCATTGAGGTTAGCTGTGCCGAAGTGAGCAGCGCTTCCCTCGATGAATATGAAGCTGTTCTCTTCCTTCGCATTGAAGATTCTGAGATCATCGCCTCCAAAATATACTCGGTTTAACATTTTTTGACTCTTGTTTTTATACACGCTTCAGCAGATCACGGCTCTCCATGTAGAGCTGAGACAATTCCTTCTCAACATCAAGACCAGCAGTCTTCAGTTTGAGCAGATAGTCAAGCAGCGCTGTTCTCTCTTCGCAAGCAGCAGACAGCGTAGTCTCCAGTTCAGGCAGATTAGCGAGCCTGTATGTCACTGCTGACTGTGGAATGAAGTCGTTGCTTGCGGTGATGAGATGTTTTGCCACTTTGAGCAGCACTTCTGCGTAGTAGCGTATCGTGTTGTTATAGAAAAAGATTCTTGCCTCTTTGACGTTGTTGTAAGTTGAAGCATCGTCAAACAGAAGAGGAAGAGGAACACCAAAGAGATTTGCAAGGACTTTGTAGTGGTCCTTTATTTTTTCTCTGAACTCCAGATTTTTGATGTCTGGCTCGATCGGAGTGTACTTAATATCGTGATTAGCGAGCATAAACTTGTATTTGCCGTCTGCAATGCCGTATTTTTCCGTCATTTGCGACAGCAGTTGCTCTTTTCCAGCAGGATTGATTGGAATATCTTGGCCTGAAAGTATGCCAAAACAGCCGAGAGTCTCAGTCAAATAATCCTCTGCTCCTGACATTTTGTTGATGTCAGCGATTAGTGGAAGAGCGATTCTGAACAGTGAAGTCCTCTCTGTTTGGTACTGAGGAGAGTAAATGACTACTGCGTGAGCGTTTATCACTCTGCTGAACTTGTCATATCGGATCTCCGGGTCCTGCGGAATGCGGTAGTTTCTGTCCTTGTCGTAGAACACACAGATAAAACCGAGTCTCAAGTACTGGTTTACAAGCAGAGTAGTGTTGCTTTCTACGAAATCGTTGATCGCATTGACAGTGATGGTCTCTTTTCCAGTGTCTTCGAATGTCACATTTGAGAGACCTTTCCATATAACATTCATTATTGCTTGAAGATACACATTTCCAAGTGGTTTGTCGCCTTTCTTGTGAAACCAAATGTAAGGCGACCATCCAGCATAGTTCTGGTTCACCTCATTGATTTGCACAGCGTTAGTCTTCTTATCTCGGTTGAACAGTCCCATTTTTTGCTAGATTTTTTGAGTATAGAGAGTCATAGAGCTCCTGACGAGTCAATGTAGCTACCTCTCTTGCAATGTTTTGAGCGTTGGTCTGGGAGAATGAAAGCACATTCTTCTGTGAAATGTTGAAGCTGACGTTAACGGTGAACACATCTTCTGCTCCTAGAACCCCGTTGACCATTTTGAGCGAGTCTACTTGTTCGGTCAGTGCTTTGATTCTGATCTGGTCTTGTTTGATGGTCTTTCCTCTGTTAGAGGTCATTGCGCCGAATGTGATAACTAGCGCAATCAGGATCACTTGAATGCCGTAAGCTATCCATTTGATAACTCTCTGTGCTTTTTCTGTTAGATACATCTTTTATTTTCTTTTATTTTCCGAAAAGTGCGTTTTTAGGGGTGTTTGAGGATAAGTTTTAAGATGCTACCTTCGCTATTATAATAGAGTAAGTAGCATTGTAAACTTTTGCTCCTAACTGTACCAAAAACGGACTTTTTTCATTTTATAGGTTGTCTGTCTTTTTGCCTAGCTTTTCTCTGAGCTTGTCAAATGCGTCATGTCCTGTGATTTTGCCGAAGTTCTCTACAATGGAAGCGGACTCGACAAGAGCACAGTAGCCAGCAACGAATGTTCCAAGATTGAGATCGAATCCGATTCCGCCGTCAATTATAGCGCCGAGAACGATAAGTGACAGATAGGCTAGCAGCTTGTACGCCGTCTGGCGCATCTTGTGGCTCTCTATCTTCACTTTGTTCCTCACAGCAGCCCATATTCCAGTTGCGAAATCCGCTGCGACAAGCACCACTACAGAGACTAGTGCTGGTACGATTCCTACTACAGCGGCGGTTATTCCTCCGAACAACACGCCTGTTACGAATTTGCCCTCTGCGGCAGTCAGTGATGCGCTTACCATAGCAGTAATTCAAACATGTCATTTCCGCTGTGTTCTGCTGGATTCAGACCATAGTGTCTTTGTACTTCTTGAACAAATGAGATGCCGATGTTCCAGTGGCGTCTTGCTGTTTCATTGAGATCTTCAGGATCTACTCCTTTGGAGAACTCAGAAGTTTTTTCTACTGAGCTGTAGCGTGTCAGTCTGTAGCCGTCAACTAGCATGTAAGCAAACACCATGTGATAGAGTGCGTTCTTCAGTCCAGCGTAGTGTTTGTTCTCGATGTTGCCTCCTTCTAGGAGAATCTGGTTTGTCGGATCGGTAGGATTGTCAGACAAGTCAATGTAGTGCTCGTCTGTTAGTCTCTGTTTGAGGTAGAATTCCTCAACAGCGTTGATTGCGGCCTCCACTTCGTAAGAGCTTATGTCGTCCGAAGTGGGCATACCGCTTGAAATGAACTCATTATACGTGATTAGCATTGCTTTCTGGTTTACTTTATATACTAATAATAAACGGACTTATGGAAATCCCTTTGACACAGTATATGCAGTATTGAAAAATAAAGACAGAGTGATGGAAATAAAGAGCGAGAAGGACGCATATGTGACGCTGGCGAGCCGAGTACCGTGCTGCTGGCATAAACCCTTATGGGATGACTCACGAAGCGTTATGCATCAAATTTGAGCACGAAAAAAGCAGCGACCCGAAGATCGCTGCCTGACAAGCATTGAGACGAAAAAGATTATATAATAGAAGTAACCACCCAAGTGTCGCCGTTGTGATTGTCGTATTGAATCAGGATCATCGTCTTTTCAGAATCAATCTTAGTGATGATGACATTATGAGTTCCGTCCGTCCAAGCAACCGAGTTCTCGCTTCTTTCGACTCTCTGGCACTTGCCAGAGAAGGTGAGATTATGGCTGTTGCCAGCAATGTGTTTGCAGTCAGGAGCACCAGTCACGGTGAAAGACACAGTGTCGTTGCTGATAGTGAGAGACTCGATCGTCCACTCATAGGACAGATTCCGTACCTTCAAGTATGTTGTAGAGAAGCATGCGCTCATGTTAGAGAAGCTCTGTGCGTTGGTGACGATGGCGATGACGGCCAGAATGACGGTGATGATGATTGACTTTTTCATTTTTGATCGATTTTAAGTGGTTACAGTTCAATATATGCCGTCAAAACAGATCTCAACGACAATCTTTATATTATCTTAAGAAAAGTATAGCCTTCTTGCAGCTCCCTGCAAATGAGCTAACTATAAGATTTTCAGAGTTTTCTCATCCAACGAATCCGACTAAATGTTATTTTTGGGGCATCAATTAACAAACTAAAAAACAGTAAAAATGGAAAAAGAAAAATTTGAACAATTCGCAAAAGACTTAGAACTTGAAATCGCTGAGTCATTTCACGAGCAGCAGAGAATCTCGAGACACATATTCTCTGAACTGCAAAAAGTGAACACAACAATGGCATCGGAAGCAGATGCTATTAAGAAAATCGAATTGCTGGAAGCTAGCGTACAGAATCTGGTCCGCTACAAGAACCAGTATATGCAACAGCAACAGCACATTGACTGGAATCAAGAACTCTATAATAGACTGAAAGGAGGGTCCAATGAATAAAGCTGGCATTCAAGAGAGACTGGAGATGCTGCCTAAGCTGTACGCTACAGACGGCATGAAACAAAGAGAAGTGCAGATAGTGATCTTCCACATGTTCAGCCGCTGGACTTGGTACGTGGTAGAAGGCGAGAAGCAAGAAGATGGCGACTGGCTGCTGTTCTGCTACTGCCGATCTGGCTTCGGCGAACAAGATGATGAATGGGGCTACGCTACCCTCAACCAATTTGAGGAGATTCCTTACATCAAAGCCTATGTGCCTAAGACCACTCTCGTTATAGACAATGATGGCAATCTTCTTGAATAATTATTCCCAGAATCGTTGGGCGTTGGGAGAAATGGTCTCACTAACTCATTCACTAGTATCGCAAAAGTCAATGTGTGGAACATTCCGGCGGCAAAAGTACGATTTTTTACTTACATGACTGGCAATGAGTTGAAAAACTTCTCCCAACGTTCCACTAATCATTTTTGAGCAAAATTTCACTAGATTTTTCACAGCAAATTCGCAATCAAAATGGCAAAGACAATAGAAAGAAGAAAATTCATGGATGTGAGCATTGAACTCACACAAGACAAGAAGCGTGGCGTGATCACTAGAGTCTACCACGAAAAGAAGTACTTCAAACGCAGACTCGGCTTCGCTGACTGGAAGAAAGCAGACGCAGTAGAGAGGCAACTGGCATACGCTGCACTTGAGAAAGCGTATGAGGAAGTCAAAGCTATCTATTCGGCACATGGAGAGTTTCATCTTGATCTGATGAAGTGTCCGCAAGTTAAAGCTAGCTCATTCAACGACTACGTAATGGAAAAGATACGAAATCTAGAGGACAATCACAGCTACTCTACTGCTATACACTACAAGTCAGCGCTCAAGATATTTGAAGATATGTTCGGCAATGTGCCTCTAGCTAAGCTGTCGGCTAAGCACTTCATCGACATGAGAAATAGAATGAATGAACTGGGCTACTCAGAATCAACGATGAAGATCTACCTCTGTGACTTCAAGGCAGTATGCAACTGGCTAATATACAAAAAGCTGATGAAAGAAGAGAATTATCCGTTCAGAAGATGCATCTATGACACAGAGAAGGTGGACATACCGAGAGGCAAGAAGCGCACAGACTGGTATCTGAGCAAAGAGCAGGTGAGAATTATCTATGACTGGTGGACTGAGCACCGAGACGAACACATCAGACTGTGGCTGTTCTCTTATCTCACTGGCGGAATGAATCTGGCTGATGTGCTGCAACTGAGAGCCGACAACCGATGGGTCAAGTCAAACGGCAGAGAACTTTCGTACTATCGTCTCAAGACAAAGGCAAAGAACGACTTTCCAATCATCGTCCCAGTGACGAAATGGCTTGAGCCACTGCTAGATACTGACATAAAGGCAGGAGATAGGATCTTTCCTTACATAAAAGACAGCATGACACCGCTAGAGGCAGACAAGACTACTGCTTGCATCAACAACCAAGTGTCTAGGCACATAGCTAAGCTGTGCAGGGAGCTCGGAATCGAAGAGGACAGGAGGGTGACAACAACTTGGGCACGACACTCATTCGCAACAGTGCTGACTAGAGAGCTAGTGCCTGCAAACTACATAGAATTTGCGATGGGGCACTGCAACAACGGCGTGTCTGCTCACTACATAGGAGGCTACACGACAGAGCAGATGGCAGAATATTCATCTCTGCTGCTGTGATATTGAAAAAATTGTATCTTTGCTGGCCAGTAATTCGTTACTGGCCTTTATTGTTTCACTAATACAAAAATTAAGAGTATGAAAAAAAGTATCTTTACTGTTTTAATCGCTGCTTTAGCGTTAATCGTCTGCTCCTGTGGCGGTCCAGACAAGGCCTTCAACAAGCAGTACAACATCAAAGACGGGCATCCGATGACAAAGAAAGCTATTGAGTTAGTGAAGACTCAGCAGCTAGAAAAGGAAATGCCTGGCTACAAGATTGTCAAATACACTGATCTAGCAGACTTAGATTTTGAAGGAAACAAGCTTCATTTTATGCACATTGTCATCAAACACAATGGCAACACTGAGAATTATGAGTACTATTTCAACGAAGATGTTACTTACTGCTCTAAGAAAGTAGAGTATATCCTTCACCCAGAGATGTTTTTCGGGGAATAAGATTTGAGTAATTATGGAAATTTACATTCATGGTAAAATGATAGAGATCTCTGGTGGAGATCTTGATAATCCTCAGGAAGTAGAATATGGCTTCACTGAGATAGAATATGTTCAGGGATTTAATGGCGACTCGCCTATGCCAGAAGGTGTTGAACCGTTCAAGATAACTGATATAAGCTGCTTTGAGACCGTTGGAGTAGCAGATCTTGACTTTAATGAGCTGTCTCCAGTGAAAATAGACCATGTAATTGGCACTTGCTCTTGGTGGGATATAGACGTATGGGATCCTAGTCTTCTTGTGTTTGAAAAATGCACATTCAGCACTCCAGAAGGAGACATAGAAGTATATACTGCTCGCTATAACGACATCTGCGAAGACGAGATGGTGCCAGAGGAACTTGAAAGCTCTGTCGTTTGGGAATCTACAGACGATGGTTGGGTTGAAGCAGAATAATTTACACACCGAAAAGTATGATAACATCTGACCTTATACGCATCGCATTGTGCGACAATGAGTTCAACATAATCAATGATGAGCGTGTCGAAAAGCTGAGAACAATTCTCGGATGGGAAGACGCTGAAATAGAGGACGGGGTGCTGGTCAAAGAGTACGGATTGCCTAAGATGGACAGCATCAGAGACGCATATCAGCACATCAACAGCATCATCTGTCTGTTTGACAGAGACAACGGCACTGAGCACGTCATAGGATGCAATGTAGTGAAGAATGATGTCAACGGCTTGGGACAAGAACTGTGGATGTCACACTTCAACAGCACATTCTACTCCGATCTAAGAGAAGATCCAGATACTGAGGAGCTCACAAAGGCAATGAATGGCAAGCCCACTACATTCGAAGAGGAAGTAAGAGGACTTGCCAAAAGTCTAGCGAGCATGAAGAGTCTCAGAGGCAAGAAGAAAGACCGTGCTCTTGGTTTGATGTGCCATCTGTTCGCTGTGTCAGCGTGAACGTAGCGACGCGGAAGCTGCCCTATTTGAGCCGAACGCCCAGTGACTGGAGTAAACCCTTAGGGGAGAAGATTAGAAGGCCGAAATGGTCGCATAACGGAATGCGTCAATAGCGTGATCCATTCCTTTGCCTTTGCCTTCTGGTGTCAGTTCGTATCTGTCCATCTCTGCGTGGAGGTTGCTTGATGACTCAGTGATTATGATCTTGTCGTACTGAAGCATCTTGTTGAGGCCGTCAATGATACGGCCTTTTCGTGCATTCACTATGTTGAATCCTCTGCAGATCTCTGGCTCCGTCCATTCATAGTCGCCAGCAGAGCACAGCTTCTTCATTCGCTCTTTGCCTAGTCCCCCGTAGTCGCCGTAGATGGCTGAATAGCAGTCTAGACCTAGCTCTGCCATACGGAATGCCAGATCTTTGTTATTGGTCAAGTGCTGACTGTATATCAACTCTTTGGCGTAGAGGCATCCCTCAAATACTTTCACTGCTATGAGTACTGTCTGGTCTTTAGAGTCAACGAGACCGAAGTCTAATCCATAGGCAGGAGGAACAGGGATATTGTCAAACTCTTCGTCTGTGCAGGTGTAAACGGCATTGAATACCTTGCCTGACATGTTGGTGAACACTCCTTTATAGAATACTTCGTATGCGTAGCGGTCAAACACTGTGGCGTTGGGAGACTGAGCTCTCTTTCTGATCTCCTCGAACTCCTCGATCTGCTCTGGCGTCAGGTACGGATTGTCCTTCCACGTGGTGATGAGCAGGTTTGACTTGTCTGGCTTGATTCTCTTGTCTACCCAGCAGGCTCTAGTCGGGTTGTAGTTCAGTATTATGCCTCTTCTTACGCCTTGGACTAGAGTATCAAACGAGTTCTCGTCTAGATTCACTGCTTCATTGAGGAAGAGCCAGTCACACTTCTGACCTACACACTTAGAGAAGTCATCGAAGTTCTTGAACTGCCATATTGAGCCGTTGGGCATCACGCAATGATCGCCGTAGACCTTGTTGCCTGTCACTGTGAAGCCCAGACAGTCTTGGAAGTCCTGCACTGTCGCTTGGAGCTGTGCTGCTGTGGCTGCTGCTACCATCACATTGAGCTTCTCTCTTCCGCTGCAAAGGAAGTACAGCCACTGGAAAGTGCTGTACGTTTTGCCGCTTCTACGGCCTCCTTGCAGAAGAATGTATCTCGATTCGTTGTGATTCTGTACGAAGAACTTGAGGTATCTCTCTGGAATGTTGAGTGTTGCAGCCATTCAGTATTTTTCCATTTGTAAAGTAGATGGGGCGTTACTGTTCACTTTTGGAAAGTTTGGCCTTCATCTCTGATATTGTTGCGTCTATGTCTATAGTAGGTGCGTTGGTGAGGGCAACCTCTTGCTGTTTAGGTAGCACCATCTCGGCAAACTTCTGGGTCAGCTTGAGGAATTGCACTTTGTCCTCTTGACGGACTTCCTCTAGGGCCTCATACACATTGTCTAGCTGGTCGCTCACTATCTGCGTGAGAATCTCTCTCATCTGGGTTGTAGTCCTGTTGGGCACACCTGGCTTGCGGCCTCGGTTGCTCTTCAGATTTTCGTCGTTCATAGTCTCAGTACTTTTTTTCATAAATCTCTCCAATCTTCACAGTAAAGGTGTTCTCTTAGGATTGCCTTCACATCTTGAAGGTCTTTGATTACAAAATAGTTGTGATTGAGGTTCTTGCACTTGTCACGGAATTCTTTTTGCTCTTTTCGTAATTTGCCTTGGGCGGACTTGCACTCTAGGAACAGTACTACATTAGGTAGTATCATTACAAGATCCGGTGCACCTGTCAGCATGCCGAGTGCTTTGAATTTCGATGTAGAGTGATAAGTTGCTTCGTTCGGTACTGAGAATATCAAATAATCAGGATAGTTTTTACGGAACCAAGTAACTACACTCTTTTGAAATGCAGCTTCCTCCTTCATTCAGTTTCATGGTCTTTTTACATTATATAATAAACGACTTTGTGCTCGTTCAAGGTCGCAGTTTTGGGCTCACTGATTGAAATAGGGGGTAACCTTTGATTATCAACGATTTAGGGCTGATTTTTTTACAATGCTACCTTCGCTGTTATAATAGAGTAAGTAGCATTGTAAGATTTGTCCTCAAACAATATCAATTTGGCACTTTTTAGATAAACGACCATCTCCGCTTATAATTCGATCAATTGTCTGTCTCGAGCACCCAACATATTTAGCAGCCTCACTCTTAGAGTCAAACACTCTCGTCTCGCCGTTCATTGTGACGCTGATCTTCTTTCCCCTCATTTTACCAGCTTTCGATCTTCCTTCAGCTTGATTCTCCCTCCTAGAAATCTGTTCAGCATCATACCGAGCCAGAATCTCACGGTCATCCTTGCAATTCCTATAGGCAGCATTCAGTTTCTCTATCTCATTCAGTTGGGTTCTTATCTGTTTCAACAGTATCTTGTCCTCTTTCCCATAGACAGCGGCCATGCCTTTGAATTTGTCCTCCATCGACTTCAGCTCTTCGTCAGAGTATTCTACTGCTTGTTTGATGTGCTTCAGCTCAGCAACAAACGACTGCACTGATTTAGTGCCAGAATTCGCCATCGCCGCTTTCAGTTCAGCCAGTGAAACATCAAATCCGCCGTATCTCACATAAGTCAGTGCCCTCATATTCTCCTTGAAGTACTTCGTTATGATGTCCTTCTCGAACTTCGGAGCAAAGGCAGGATCAAACAGCTTCTCGCACAGATTCTCCTTCACATATTTGTCAGCAGCTCTTCTAAGTGGATTAGTCTTCGGCTCAGCATCCAGTTTCAAGTATATCTGTCCTCTGACGTGGAAGTATTCTTCGTCTATCAGCGCATTCAAGATAGTGAATATGTCCGAGTTCGCTTTGATGTATTCCTCAACCTGTCTCTCCGCCTCCACTTTGTCCTCCCACAGAATCTTAGATGTCAGTCCGAGTTCGCTTCTCAGATCATTCAGCTTCACTTTCTGGTCAACAGACAGTCTCTCGCTCTGTGATCCTCTGTCGCACACGATGTAGAGATCAACGATGGAGTTTCTGACTCGCCCGCACTGCTGTATGATATTCCAAGCGGTGGTAGAGTCCTCTACCATTGAAATGACGGCGATATACTCGTCCTCGTTGATGAAATTCACACCGTTGTAAGCAATAGAGGTGCACATTGTCTTCTTTGCCTTCAGTCTCTTGTCAGCAGTGATCTTTTGGCATTCCTCAGTGTATTGTGAGTGCATTATTCCGACATCATAGCCGAGCAAGAATGTAGTAGAGTCAAACAGTCTTCTTGTAGATGTGTCCGAGAATATGAGTATGCGGTCATATTGGTCATCTAGTCCTCCTTTGTCGAGTATTCTCTTCTTGATGAAATTCTCAGCTCTCTTCCCGTGTTTTCCGTCTCTGCACTCTAGGAACACTGGAAACACTCTCACTATCGGTCGGTCTTGATAGAATTCAAGCAGCTTAGTGCCCGCCGTCATGATCGGAGTAGCGGACACGAACACTATCTTACAGCCCTGCTCTGTCAGTTTGTCCATTTTAGTGAACAGCGACACCAGACGATCCCTGTACGTGCGGTCCATGAACAGAATGTGTGACTCGTCAATGAATATCCATTTGTTTCTGAAGTGGTGAGCCCCCATTATATCGAAACGGTCATAGGTCATGCAGCAAGCTTCAGTGTCTCTGTACTCCTTCTCGTCCTCTATCACCTTCAGATCAGAAGCATACTCTCCGACTAGCACTCTGAATGGTGCCAGAACCACAGCTTTGTGCTCGTTTGCTATTCTTTTGATTGCGGTAGTCTTTCCAGTGCCAGTAGGAGCTTTCAGCGTCACTCTCTCGTTCTCGTTCACTGTCTTTTCGATTATCTGTATCTCTGTGTCTGATATGTAGCGTCCTTCTAGCTTTATCTTGCTGTCAGTAGGCGTGATGTGAGAGATCCATTGTTTTCTAGCAGCAGTCATCACTCTTCTCTTGTCCTCTTCGTCTGCTTTGACTTCCTTTATCTCCTTCTCCAGCTTCACAGTGCTGGTGTGCTTTGTGAGATAGCCGAGCTGAGCTAGCGTTGACGCTGGAAATGCGTATGCTTTCTTCGATTCTTTGATTGAAGCTCTTGCTTCTTTGAGGTAGAAGTCTGCTTTGTGGTCTCTGTCTGGATTGGTTCTAGCGAACTGGGCAGCGATCTTCTCTGCTTCCTCTTTGAATCGCTTCGCATCGCCTTTGAGCAGCTTCCACAGAGAGATCCACACCAGCCAGCGTCGGTTGTAGTGCACGTACAGATCTGGATTGATGGGATCAGTTATCTCTTCTAGCTCGTAGATGTCCTCTTGTTCTTCGAACAGCTCAGGCATCAGCTCTCGCATCATCTCGTCTGCGTCTGTTTCCCATCTAGACTGAGCTGATTTCCATTTTTTCTGGACATCCTGAGCTGCTTTGCTGTCTCCTGTGATAGGACACTCTGTAGGCGGCTCGATATAGGAGTCCTCAGATTGACTGTTCCACTGCGGGTTGTCGCATCTTGCTGTGAAGTGTCTCTGGCTCATAGATGTGCTGGACACGTCAATGTAGTCAGTGAGATCAACACCGTCTGTTTCCTTTATCACCTCGACTAGACGGAGTGTCTGGAGTATTGTTTGAGTTATGTACTGTTTTGCGTCTAGCCCAGATCTGCAGCGAACGATTATGTGGACACCTTTCTTAGAGTGAGATGTGTAAGATGCCAGCAGTTGAGGCATCTTCTGTGCGTAGATCGGAAAGTGCTCGTTCACCAGTGCAGCCAGTTCTTCTGGCATGTGGTCTAGATCTATTCCGCATATTCCAATGCTGTAGTAAGTGCCTCTTTTCTCCATGTCCTCTCTGTTGTGATAGACGAGAGTGTCATCTAAGAAGAAGTACATACTGCCTTCAGCGCCCTTGACTGGATGCTTTATCTTCGGAAGAGAGAGTATTATCTCCTTCAGCTTTCTGTGTTCTAGGTGTGATACGGATTTCCCCTCTTGTTGAGCTTTCTCGTATGTTCTCGGTTTAGAAGCTTTCGGCTCTTTCTTTCCCGTGTCTGGATTGAAAATCATCCACACTGGATTTTCTCTGTCGCAGAAGAAAGAGACTGTGGGGTTGTATTCTTGTGTCTGCATTGCTTGAGTTTTTGTTTATTCAATAATAATAGTCATGCTCGAATTTTTTAATCCTCTGCTGTAAGGGAGGCAGACTGCGCCTTCTGCCTCCCGAGAGGGAAGAGCCAAAACTCAAGCATAGAAAAAGGCTCTGTCAATTCAATATATACAAAAACGGATGCTTCTTGAGTGAAGATAAAACTCATTTTGCATATTTTATCATGAGAATTATTTAAGAAATGCGCCAACGCTTTTATTATATACAAAACAAAACTCAAAGCAATGAAACAGACACTGAAACAAGAGATTTCCGATGCTTTTGCGAAGATTCATGTCATAGCAGAGACATTCGAGCATCCAGAGAAGTACACTCCGATGAGTGAGAGCGATTACATCAATCATGTGAAAGAAGAAGCAAAAAGACATCTGGAGAATGAAGAGAACTAAGCAGAATCCGATCAAAAACGCCGTCATTCTGACCAACAGGAAGCTCCATTTCACATATTCTCTCACTGATGAACAGTTAGATGAATTCTTAGACAAACATTTGGACAGAATAATCCGCTCAGAGAACGAAGAGCCGCAAAATCACCTAAAGGTAACATCCAGAACAGATGGAATCATAATGAATACGAATATAACAGCCGAGTGTTGGAACACTTTAAGTAAATATCTCAATGAACTTTAATGGCCTATAATGAAAAATGCGGAAAGCTATTCTGCTGTGAGGATATTTCTTTAGTCGAGAACTTTGATATAGCTAGTAGATCTGAAGAAGTTTACGAGTTCCATCATCGAAAAGAGACGGACTTGGGCGTATCTAGAAAGTGGTTAGTTGAACACAACTTATATTATCATCGTCCAGCAAGTGAGTTGATACTGTTGACAAGCAGCGAACACACAAAACTACACATGACAACAAATCCGCCTTGGTTGGGTAAGAAGCTGACAGAAGAACATAAGAAGAAAATCTCCAAAGCACATACTGGTAAGAAGTTATCTGCTGAGACTAGAAGAAAAATGTCTGAACAAAGGCAAGCTAATCCATATCACTGTATTAAAATATGCCCGCTTATACTATACACAATGAATGTAGTGAAAGGAATGGGTACTATAGAGATATCAAAAAGTCTCGGGATAGAGCGGCATGTTATAACAAGAAAACTTAAGAAGTATAAAATTGGAAAATTCTCTGATAAGATATGAAACCAGTAAAGGTAGAGCGCAGAAAAGACCGTCAGAAGTCCAACCGAAAGAAGCGTTCCAAGTTTGATTTTGCAGAGCAACATTGTCTGTACTACACTACAGCAGAGGAGATAGAGAGAGCTCAAATCGAGCACTCTGAAGTCCGATATTTTAAGGTCCACATCGCTGAACAAATACAGGGGGACAGCTACTTGGATTCCTGAGCAGTTGTTCAATTCTTTCTTTTATATATGCCATTTTACGAAAAGAGGGCGATCCAATCGGGTCGCCTTCTTTGTTTGTAAATTTGACGTATAAGACCTCGTTGCAGTCAAAATGAGTAACCACTAAGGGAGGATGGTGTTCGGCTCAAATAGGGCAGCTTCCTGCTCTTCAGCGTCAGATGTACAATATCTGCTTCCTGTTGTGTCCTTCATTGTACGACACGTGGTAGAAGTTCTTCTTGTAGTAGTAGATGAGTTGGTCAAATTCTAGGTGCTTGAGGATGTTCCAAAGCTTTGTCATGTTCTTGCAGTAGACATCTGCAGCTTGGCCTTTCATGTGTTGAGAGTTCTTCACTCCTCCGACCATTTTGTTTACTTGCGGTGAACGGTAGCCAGAATTGACATATATCGGCTCACACAGAAGCTCTCTTGCTGGATCTAGCACTTTGTCTACTAGAGTTTTGATGTTGTCGAAGATCTCTTCTTGTTGCGGATAGTTGCTGATGTGATGGAGCATAGCTGTAGTGCTCTTGCACATCTCGCCCATTGTAAAGTATTTCATTGCTTTTTGTTAGATTGAAAACTGCACCGTTTCAAGAAGTGTTGAAACTGTGCAGATCATTTTGTTAGAGTGAAGTGTGAACTGTCCAGCCATACGGGATGCCAGCATCTTTATATGCTCCGCTTGAATAACTTGGAATAGTTGCGCCTCCCAGATTGTAGAAGTCTCCGCGACCAGCAGACCCACGAGTCCAAGAAGATGTATTAACAACATTCCAAGAGTCGGAGTAAACAGTGATCTTCTTTAGTGCACCACTATTTCCATCAAACATTCTGTTGAAGCAGTAAGTAGCAGTAGGACTTGCATATATAGCTGGCGATTCTTCGAGCGAAGTACATCCGTAGAACATATCTGCATAATCTTCGCCAAGAAGACTAGTGGCAGGGAGAGTTGCTGGCGGGACAGTCAATGACGTGCAGCCTTTGAACATTTCATAGTAAACTTGACCACCAGTGAATGATGTAGCAGGCAAAGCAGGAGCTTGACTAAGAGCTCGACATCCATAGAACATAGCATGATATGCAGCTCTTGGCAGCTCTGTAGCAGGCAAAGCAGGTGCATGTATCAGTGAGGTGCATCCCTCGAACATGCTTTCATAGGCTGCCTGAACCAAACCAGTTGTAGCAGGCAAAGCAGGTGCATGTATCAGTGAGGTGCATCCCTCGAACATTGAATTATACCCTATATCCCCGCGGGTAGCAGGCAAAGCAGGAGCTTGTGTGAGTCTAGTGCAGCCTTTGAACATACCTGTATATGCACCTCCGAACATTCGAGTAGCAGGCAAAGCAGGAGCAGCATTCAGAAGAGTATCAGCATACATGTATAAATAGCAGCTTGTTTCTAGGTTCATGATCGGCGGGAGCTGTGCTCGGGTTATGCTAGTCCCCCTGAACATACCTTGATAACAACCAGATGCTAGCACTGTACCGACAAGAGTTGGCTGAACCGTTACAGAGGTGCACCCGTAGAACATATTTGCATAACAATTTTGAGCCATTACTGTTGCTGGAAGTTCTGGAGTGTTCACTAAAGAGGTGCATCCCATAAAAATTCCCATATAACAATCTGCTACTAAGGATGTTGCAGGAAGCTCTGGTGCATCTACTAATGAGATACATCCATTGAAAAGATATGAGTAACAATTAGTTGCTAGAGTAGTAGCAGGAAGCTCTGGTGCCGTGAGAAGATGCTCTGCCATGCCGTCGAATAGGTGTGAAAATGGTTTTGCAGTAAGAGATTGGCCAGTAGAATCAACAAGATACATGATATTACCGTGGCACTCTACGTCCCCATCGGCAGTGAATTGCCAGCTGGCATTATTTCCAATAAATGCGTGGTTACCAGTCCCCCAGTTGTCGCCTTTAAGATATAGAGAGCCGCCAACTGGAATTTCATATTCAAACACATACGGATGAACGCTGCTATCCCATGTGCTCCAAGTACTTCCATCAGCAGAGTATGAAAGAGTGATATTGTTTGGACTGCCGTGCTTACTCAATTCAATGAACACTGGAGAAGTGTCAGCATTCTCGAATCGGAATCTGTCGTCATCAGTTGCCCTTGTTGTAAATGTAGAGTATCTGTCTGTCTCTATCTTTATACCGTCCTGAACAAACCAGCCTTTTGCGTAATATTGTGTTCCTTCAGACAGACCTCCGACTGGCATTTTGTTGTCTCCAAAAGAACCACTCTCTGAAAGTACAGTTATATCATCTTGTCTGTCAAAGTCTGGCGAAAGAGACACTTTTACCCCTATTTGTGTTATTGCCATAATTAAATATTCTTTTTAGTATATGTTAAGATTTATTGATGCAGTGTTATAACCAGCAGCTATACTTGTTATAGTGATACCAGTAGCAATATCTGATGTCTTGAATGAGGAGTATACATACCCGCTCCAACCAGCATCGGACTGGCAGCGTCCTCTTACTAAATATGTAGTGTCTGGTTTCAAGTCTTCTGCGGATACAACATATCTATACTGAATAGATGAAGTTGTTTTATTCCAAATTTCCCCATCTTCAGAATACTGGATATCAACAGATTTGCTAGCACCTAAAACGGTATATTGAATATCTGCTGTTGTATTCGTAGTATTTATTACACTAAACGATAGCAGAGAGTAAGTGAGCACCTCAACTGGCTCAGACCAAGCTTCATACTCAGTATGATCGCTGCCTATCGTGTAAGTCACTCTACTGAACACGAAGTATGTATCATCTGGATCTGCATGTGCAAGAGTGTTCATTACATTCAATGCTGTGCCGCAGTTTATGCTCTCAAATGCTGTTCCAGAGTGCGTGTCATTTTCCCACAGCTCGATGTAGTGACCAGTTATAGTGACATCGGCAGGAATTATGGCCTTAGACTCTACTGGAATCTCGTTTGTAGAGTTGTCTACCCCTCCAACGCCGCATGCAACCTCAACGCCAGCAGCTTCACCGTTCATCGTAGTGAATGTCATAGTTGTAGTCTCAGCGTAGCCAGCGGCATTAGTTGCTCTCACTACGACGGTATACTGTGAATTTGGTGAAAGACCAGTGAGGTTTACTGGTTGTACTCCTGTAGTTGCAGTAAGATTGAGAGTCTGTGCAGTGCCTCCCTGTTTCGTGTAGGTGCACACAACGCTCAGTATCGGAGTAGTTGATGTCACATTCACTGCGCCGTTGAATGTAGTTGTTCCGATTGCAGACATGCCGCTCCAGTTGATAGTCGGCAAAGCAGTTCCAGTAGTCAGAGCAACAGTCAGATCTTCATCTACCCAAAGTCTTCCGAACTCATCAATTATGAGAGGTCTTACCCAAAAGTTGGTGTTTGAAGGCAAATTCCAGATGTCTATACCTCCTTGTGGCCCCGTGTAGTCGGTGTATGTTGTGAAATTGCTGTCTGTTGACAGTCTCAGTCCGAATGTTCTGACATCGACTGTGTCGGTAACCTCAAGCAACTGAACTGAAATGTAGTTCAAGCCAGCTTCTGGCGGAGTGAAGTACTCTACGTCTGGCAGAGTGTAGAACTTGAACGGATCAGACTCTGCACTTTGCATGCCGTCAGCTGTTACCTGAACAGTAGCCCAGAACACAGCACCTTCTGTAAGGTCCTCAAACGGAATTGTAGTAGCTGGACCAGCAGTAGTCTCAGAAGCTACTAGCTGTGTCAGATTCTCATCCGCATAAACTCTTACGATGGATTGAGTTATGTTCATTTATCGTATTCTTTATTTTGTTAGTCTAGTTTTGTTTCATTCGGATTTTTCGGAGGTATGCAAAGACAGGTCAATTGAGATCTCTGTGTCTCTAAATCAGTCTTGCAAGTAACTATGAAGAACTTTCTGCCGTCTAGATACACGATGTCTTTGTCTCTGAGCTGAGGTGTGAATGTTGTGATGTCAACCTCGAGCGATTGTGTCAGTGCCTCTAGTCCGAAGGTGTTAACTGGAATGTCTCTTATGCTGTCTGTCTGAACAGTAACAGGTCCAGATTGTGAATACTTCCACCACAGCGTGAGTGAATCTATTTCATTGAAGTCACATTTATACTCATTTGAGTCGGCTTCATGTGTCGGATTGGAATATTGTTTGATCTTTCCAGTGAATTGAGATATGTTTGTTACTCTGCCGAATTTGCTCTCCACTACATTGACTGAATGAGACAGCCAAGCATTTTTTATTCGTGAAACTAGCAGCGGATTATCGTCATCTTGGAACTTCATGTAGTTTCTCTGTCCCAATCTGTCTGATTTTGGTCTTATTTCTGTGATATAGCCGTCAATAACTGCCGATTCATCAGTATCTCGCCAAGTTATTGTATTCTTGTGATCAAAATTCATCTTCTTTCCGATTGTCCACTGAAGAGAATAGAGGAAGTCTGATACTTTTGCATTTGGGAGATTGCAGTATATTCCAAAATAGCTCAAGCTTCTATCGAATGTTCCAACGTTGCTGTGTTTTGATCCTGCAACGCCACGCTCTTTGTATGAATAGTTGAATGTAACGCCGTTCCACGGAGCAGACATCACTCCATCTGCGTTCCAGTCATAGTACAGAAGTCTTGGTCTTCTAGCGATATAAGCCAATTCCTCGTCGTAGTCTTCCTCTGTGATCTGGTAGTTGCTCAGTGTTATGTCAGCAATGAATGCGCTGCTGTCGAAATACTCTTGGTTTATCAGTGCAAACGTGAGCTTTCCTCCTTCATTCACATTCAGATTGAGAGAAGTAGTGTCTATCTTGTTCCTGTACAGATCTGCTCTCAGATTGTACTGATGTGTTGTGTTTGTGCCGTTCTCATTGTAATTGACTACAAACGGAAAGCTGTATGTTCCTGAATTCTTCACGTTCCAAGATACCCAAATGTCAATGTGTATGCTAGCGGATCTGTTGAAGACGATCTCCGCTTGTCCATCGCCATAGTTGATGGTCAAATTGTTTGTTATGTGCTGGCCTCCAGACAGCATATAGTCACCTGTAGACAGATCACAGATTCCTTCTACCATCTGTTTGCTGTTCTGCGGGCACACTACCTTTCGTGTTGACATAGCATACCAGTTGTTGTCAACTTGCGGAAGCACTACTCCGAGCGAGTTGCCTATTCCTTGAATCAGCGCATTAACTGGTGTGACTGGGTGCCTCTGAGCGTATAGGGTGTCATACGGCATACCATAGTCGTAGACTCTTAGCTGATCAGGATAACGTGTCATTGATTCCTCGTTCCAAAGAAGAATTGTTGACTGATTGTCAATGAAA